GCTACATCCACAAGATTTTCGAAGACGGTGTGAACTACACCAAGGTCGAAGACTTGCATCGGCTGTCTAACATGCTGATGGAAGAATATCACGTCACACCCAAGCGGAAGAAGGATACCGACAAGTGTATCAACAACTTCCTAAGATTCAACGGCAATCTCAAGGGGGAGACGGTTTCTTGCGAGCTTCACAGCAAGATCGAGCTAGACGAAGGCATCCAGTATGAGTTCGTCATCGACCGGATCGTGAAGGGGCCGGAGGGAGGCTACCTCATTATAGACTACAAGACCTCAAAACGCGAGAAGAGCAAGGTAGAACTTTTTAACGACAATCAGCTACGCGGCTACGCTTACGCAGTTAACAAGCTGTATGACGTTCCGTTTGGCAAGATTACATGTGCCCACTACTACCCGCTGACTAACAATCTGGTGACCGTCAGATACTCAGCGTCGCAGATCTTCGAGTGGAAGAAGCGCCAGATCAACAAGGTCTGGAGAATTCGCAAGATGAAGAAGCCTGAGTTCGTTCCAATGGAGAACGACTTCTGCAACTGGTGTGAATACAAGAATGGCTATTGTCCAAAGTTCAATGACCAACACACCGTGTTGCATTGCATCAACGAAGAGAAATCTAAGAAATGAATGGCCTATATAGTTCTAGGTCAATCATTTCAAAAAAGTCTTCTATCACTTCCTTCTTATACTTCCCCTTCGTGACCATGTAGTTGAGGAGGCTAGTCTTCTTGAGGGGCTTGCCTGCCTTGAACGACTGCAAAATCTTTAATTGGAATAACTTAATCATTTTTTCTGAATATAAGTTTTTCCACTTTTCTCTAAACTTGAAGCTTAAAGTAAACTCTATTAAATCATAGAACTCTATAAGGCTTACCTTTATGTCGTTATCATACATACCTATACCTAAAACAACTAGAGATGTAGGCATCTTTCAAGCCTCACTCAAGTTTAAATATAAACTTTATAGCGAGAATTTCTGAAAAAATGAACCCTGATCTGAAAAATTTTAAAAGTTATCTGGACCAGGAGTCGATGAGCATAGTTGGGTCTATCAAAAAACCTAATTCTATCAACTCATTTACGCCAGGAGAGATCTACTCTTTCAGTTATCAGGGTAGCCAAGTTTTCGCAATCGTGATCTCTACCAGAAAATCTGAAGATGGTAAGTATGTTTCTAGTAGAGGAAATGTCTTACTTACAGTAATAAAATTAGATATAGACCTAAAGAGTGTATATAACTATGGAACTTTATTGATTCTTAGAAATTTATATAAAAAACAAAAAGAAGCTAAATACCCTAAGATAACAGAGAAGGCTGGGGCAGCAACAAGAATGCTCTCCAGATTCTTCTCTAGATTCAAAGAGAAAGTTAGACGCAGAACAGTTTTGAGCTTGTTTGGTAAATCAAACTTTAGGACTTATAATATCAGTAAGATGAGAAGTATCTATGAGCTTAATATAGATGGAGCTAATTAATGGCAGCACCTACACAAGATGATTTTAATAATCTATTAAAAAGCATTAAGGATTTAACTAAATCCCTTGGCACATCTAATGATACTGATAAAAAAGCTAATAAAGCGACTCTTGATCTTACCGTTCAACTAGCTTCTATTTATAAGAGTCAGGAGGCATTTACAAAAGCATCAGAGCTTCAAACTAAACTCATAAAATATAATGCAGACGCTTCAAAAGTATTATCAACAACTCTAACCAAAGCCCCTGGTTTTACCAATTTAGAAACTGGTATGACCTTGCTAGAAGCAGGTTTAGAATCAAACAGTAAAGGTCTCGGAGAGTTTTTTGCTAGAGCGAGCTTGCTAGGCCAGAACATAGAGCAAATGGCTTTTGGGTTAAGAAATTTAACAGGCACACTAGGGTTAAATAATACACAGACTGTTCTTCTCGCTGAATCAATAGAAGATTCTGCTAAGACATATGGAACTTCTTCTGAAAGGCTGGTAGATAGCCTCAACAAATTTGGAGGGACCTTAGCTCTCTTATACAGGACTAACACAGGCACTAACGACGCCTTAGAAGCCTTGACAGCAGCCACAGATCGCGCAGCCCCAGGCGGTCTAGCAGCCGTTCTAGGGCCGCTAATCGGTGGAGGGGTAGAGTCACTAGGTCGCTTAGGTGTTCTAGGTATTGGTGAAGAAATTAGCGCACTCATGCGCGGAGAAGGTGGGATTTCTTCTGGGATGGGTATCTTTGAAAAGATTATAAATCTAAGAGATCAAATCGTAGGAACCGGAGAACAAGCGATTATTGGAGCTCAAATATTTGAGCAAATGACGGGACTCACTTTAGCTCAAGCAAATCTTGCAGAAAAACTAGCAAACACGCTAAAGGAGCAACAAGGAAAACCAGAACTAGAAGCCCAGCTATCTGACGCTTTTGGCACGTTAACAGCAATTATGGAAGAGATAAGAACTCCTTTAGCTGAGTTAACAGTAATATTCTTAACTGGTTTAAATGGTGTTCAAGATATTTTGAAACATGATATAGCAAAATACTTAATAAAAGTGGCAGGTGCTACTGCAATTTTATTTACTATATCAGCAAGTTTAAGATTAATAAGTCTTCTCACAAAGAAGAGTAATTTATTTTGGTTTGGTATCTATACCGCAGTTGCAGCTTTATATGCCCCACTTGAATCTATAGTAAAAGGTTTAGGAGGTATAGCTGAAGATACTAAGACTACTGCTGATATTGCTAAAAATCAGCAAGAAAATAGAACTCTATCATTACTAGAAGAATACAATAAGAGACATGCTGCTACACTTAACACACTTATCAGAGAAGATAATAAAATGAATTTAGAGCCTCTACTAACAGAAAAAGAAGCTCTAACTCAAAGTGTGAAGCAAACTCAGCTATTTGAGATAATGGTAAAGATGATAGGAGATCAGAACGATATGCTAGGTAAGAAAACCTCAGCATTCACACCAAACCCAGCGGGGATTAAGTAATGGCATCATACGGAAGCGCAAGAGTAGGAGAGAGGTTCTTCGAAGACAGAGCTTATCTTCTATTAGTATATCCTGAGAGAGCTAAAAAAGCCTCAAAAAGTATTTACACTGACAAGAAGGTTAAGATACCATTTTATGAAAATCCCATTATTACTGAAACTCAAACTCCTAGATATGCAACTTACAAGCTTCTTGGTAGAAACAGTGATCTCTATTCTTTCTTAGGTTCAGACTCAAGGCAGATTAGCCTTACTTTCAATTTTACACTCCAACATCTGCAACACTTCATGCGCGAGAGTCCATGGCAAAGTAAAGAGTATATGTTTGATAAAGTTGATAAATTTTCTGTCATAAGAGATGTAAAGAAAAAATCAATTGCAAAACAACAAAATCAATTTACTTTACCAGTTGGATTAGGAGGCTCTTTCGATGTAGGCCCTCCAAACCAATCGTCTTTAGTTGATTATGAAGCAACACTTGCAGCAGATGCTATAGTAAATAATCAAATAAATAAGGCTGTAGACACTTATCATAATCAAGATGCAATCAGAGCAATTGATACTATTGCCTCTTATGAAGCAGAACATAAAGAACTGATAGCAAAAGAGCTTGGTGTCGATATCGACAAGTTTCGTCAAAATGATGGAGCGAATACAGGATTCATTGCAGACGGCCTAGACTATTTAAATTCATTCTTTGCTGAAGAGCCTCAAGAAAACTTGATGAATGTTAAAGCAATAGTTTATTATTATGTCAACTTAATTAGATCGACTACGTTAGGAAGTGCTGAGATGGGTCTTGGACCTCCGGTAGTAAGACTAAATTACGGACCTATGTATCAGGATGTTCCTTGCATAGTTACAAAATATGATATCTCGATAGACAATGCTGCTGGCTTTAATAAAGAGACTATGATACCAAATAGAATCAAAGTTACTTTAGCTATGAATGAAGTTCGAGTAGGTAACTTTACGAAACATGAACCATTAACGTTTGGTCCGGCAGATGATAATGTAGCAACTTGGGAATCTGTATTCAAATTTGCCACAGTTGATCCTAGAACTGAAGCTCGACTTAGTAGTCAAGCAACAAAGGACGAGTTTGTCACCCAAAAGATTACAGACACAGAACAGCTTAAAGCTTCTAAATTAGATTATGGATTGGATGAAATATGAGCCACTACTCAATAGGATTTGAAATCTACGAACATAAAGGTAAGAAAATCAAAAGCATTCTTGGTAACAAGAAAGCGGATGATTACATAGCTGGAGTAGCATCTACGGAAAGCAATGCTTACACATACATCCCGAATGGACTAGAGCACAGACCAGACTTACTAGCTAATCAAGTTTACGGAAGCTCTAATTCCATATGGATGGTTTGCTTGGGTTCCAATAAGTTTGATGTTTTTGAAGACTTTGATGTTGGCTCTAAGATTGGATTAATCTAATGGACTCATTAAGCCCAAATCCCGCTCCAGGCATTCTACTTACTGATAATTATAAAGTAGTCGAAGCTTTCAACAAAGCTTTAGAAGAAGATCCAACTTTACTCATAACTGATATTGCTCTTATCTTACAAGCAAGGTTTAATGATACGATCTTATACCTAACTAACAATGACGCTCAATTTGTGTCAATGGAATATCAATTCATGTTGAATGGTGCTCCAAAGTTGAGTTTAGAGTTATTTGAGACAGATGAATTTTTTGAAGTAAAACTGCTTAGATCGGCTGTAACTAATGCAGTCGCTGAATTTAATAAAGATGTTTTACCACCAAATATTAAACCACCCTCTACGGTATTTTATATTGCTTTTGGTCTAGGCACAGATATAAGTTATTGGTCAAACTTTAATAGCTATAGTTTAGCAGCAGCAGAAACATTTGAAGATTTTGGTCAAGCTAAAAAGGTTACCCTAACTTTTGTAGCCTCGTTAGGTCTTCATGAATTTTCTCTACAGACATTAGCGTCTTTTCTAAATCCTAGTATACTACAAAATGGCTACATAAGTGTTTTTGAGCAATTTAAATTAAGTGACGAAGAAAAGTCCAATGAAGATTTATATCCTGTAACTCCTAGAGGGAGTCAAGCTAAGTATACTTTAGCAAGAAGAGAATACAGAAAAGATAATTTTCCTTTTTATAAAGCTGCTCTCGACAATCTTGTTGACAAATGTCTTCAAGTATTTTTCAATACTGATAACGTATTACTCTTAACACCTACGTCTAAAGTTAATGATTACATGACTCAACTACAGTCTAAGTATAATCAAAGAACAGAGTTAGGAGATTTATTTAATACTAAACAACCTGAACCTATTCAGCAAACAATAGAAGAAGCTTACAGAGAGTATAGAAAAGCTCCTGAGCAAGTAAAGATACCGAAGGATTATTTAACAAACCCCAATAAACAATTACCAAACTCAAGAGCCCCAGAACCAGGAAAATTAAGAGCAACTTATACTAAAGAAGAAGAAAATCATGTTCAACAAAATATAAAAAATAACGTAGAGATATTTAAAAATCAATTTTCACAAGCTAATTCTACCTCAGATGTTATTAGAGCGGTCGCAAACGGTCTTGCTAAACTTGGGGAAAATACTCCTAAAGAAGTATGGTTTTTTGCACTAACAGACTTCTTTAAGTTATTCAAAGCAAATCTTTGTAATTTACGTCGTGATAGTAATTATACTACACCAAATGTTGGAATGTTATCTTCAAAAGAAGAGTTTAATATTTTTCTAATTTCTCCTTATTTTGCTCAATTAGGTATTACCTTAAACTCTTCTACGGCTGACACAGAAAGCATTAAAGCTTTACTAGATAACTTTATTAATGGTTATAATCAAATAGCAGGAAATCAAGAGACAATCTTAGTAAGAGAAAATGATATTGAAATACTAACTGCTTTAGATTTAGACATAAAAAATAAATATGGAAAAAGTTTTTTCAATCCTAATAAACCTTTAGTAATTTTTGGGCTAAGAGAATTAATAGGTAATTATATTTATGGACAAGACTATAAAATTGTTGATAACATTTTAGATATTGATAAAGAAAACATCAAAAAAACTGTTGATAGTAAACTTAATAAAGTCTTTAATCTTTATAATTCTCAAAACGTAGATGAGTCTTCAATTTTACAAAACTTAATTGCACAAGACGATCAAAGAAGATCTAGGTTTAATGACCTACTAAAAAAGAAAAATTTACCTATATTCAAATATAATTATCAAAATAGTAATGTTATTTCAGTAACTGTTAATGATAATAAGTCTTACTTTAATTTACTTAATCAAAGTTATGCTAAATTAAAAGACTATGGATCATTAAAAACTTTGCTTTCACAAGATCCCGAGCTAGCGGTAGAATCCTTAGAGGAAAGAGAGATAAAGAAGGCTTTAGAAGACAAAGACTTAGACCCAGTATTATACGATATATTAGAAGGTCGAGTTGCTGATTCTGGAAACCTGATGAAGCAGGTAAGTAATATACGAGTATTGGCTGTAACTGAACCAATCAAGAAGAAGTATGCTAAACTGAAAAGCGATATATTTGCAACTAAACTTAGGAACGCTTCCCCAGAGGATCAAATAGAGTTGATTCTTAGTATGGATGAAAAAGAAGTTTTTAGTGATGATATGTTATACGGTTTCTTAAAAGAAGGAACTTTTGATGAAGCAGACATTAAACCACTCTTCTTAACATCCTCAGTTGAAGCTTATGAAAATAAAATTAAAACAATAAAAAACTTATTGGATACTGATAAGATTGAAGAAAAAGTTAAAACCTTTTATTCTTACCTAAACAAAGAATATGGTTTAGTTTCAAAAGTTGAAGATAGCTATGCTAATGATCCTTTAAAATTCTTTATTGATCAAATGGATACTCTGGATAAAGCAGTATACCAACTTGAAATAGAGACTTTACCTTACTTTCCAATATCTAATGCTCTTTATATAAATACACCTTGCTTACTGTTTGCTGTAAGACCTTCATTCATAGGTAATAATAGAATTAGGAACCCACTTGACAGTATTAGTGGGGGCTATAATATTACAGGATACTACCATAAGATAGATGCAAACAGAGCTTATAGTAAATTTAAACTGTTTAGAGTGACCAAGGAATAATCATGAGACTATATGAAGCGCAAGTAATCTCAAACTACGATTTTACTGAAACAGGAATGATTCAGGTCTCATCGACTTCTTTCGCAGGAAATAAGTTCGTAAAATACACTAGCCCTTACGGTGGTTTTCATGATCCTTTTTCTGGAGAAAAGGCCGGATTTTATGGGATACCAAGTAAAGGAAGTCTTGTGCTCGTTGCTCAAACAGAAGACGAAGAAGACTATTACCTGATCTCAGTCATCCATCAACCAGATAAGAGATCGACGACGACTTCGATCCCCTCGATTAAAAACTCCAAGACCATACCCAGATCAGTCTACAAGCTGTTCCCAGGAATGCCTCAACAGATTGTGTTGAGTGATCATACTGGAAATAAATTAACTTTGTCTCATTCACACAAGCCTCAAATGAATGAGGAGAACATTAGAGCAGAGCTTAAATCAGGGCAAGGCAAGAAGTTATCCTTAATTGATACGCCACTAGTTAATAGGATTATCTTAGAGACGGAAGAGGGTGACGGAATTGATGTCACTGCTAGACAACCAGAAGTCCCAACAGATCTCCCTTCAAGACACCTCCGACTCAGAACAGGCGGGATGATGCAAACTCTAGCCCAACATGGAATTGATATGTTGGTTGTTGACGGTCTAGAGTTTGACATAGCTAACGAATCAACTGGAGCTTTCTCCACATCCGGTCTACAGTTTGGTAATGTTAATATCACTTCAAAGCACAAAGATGTTAACATTACGACAAAGGGTCAGGGCGGACGAGTAATGATTCGTTCAAAGGGCTCTGATGGAGTTGTTCAAATTAATGCTGATGGTTCCATTGTCATCAAAGCACCAAACGATAATATTTACGTTGAGGGGGATAATATTAATATTAAAGCCTCTTCCAACCTAAATATAGAAGCAGGAAACAATGTGAATATTAAGGCAGGCAATCAAGCTGTAATGTCCGGTGCAGGAGCCACGGTCAGTGTAGCTACAGATGCTGCTTTAGACGGAGCATTTGTCCACCTAGCCCCAGCAGGCGGAGTATCCCCAGCCACTGGAGCAGATGGAGCACCTAACATCGTTAACGATTACGAAGAATAATGGGATCATTCGACTTAAACACTTTTTCAGAGTTACAGGGCCAAGGACAGCCTCTAGTTGGTTCTTTAGGAACCTCGTTTGGTCTCCCCGCGTGCGTAACAGACTTTGCAACAAATGGCCTACTTGGACTCCTCCCGCAAGGTGTTTTAGGTGGAATAAATGAGGCTGCTGACTCCGCTAGGTCAAAAGGCAATCAGCTAATTGGAAACATAATGAGTAAGATTGGATTCAAATCTGGTCTCATTGGATTTGATACCGATAGTGGCATGATTACTTTTGGGGCTAACAGTTCCGAGGCTCTTCTTAATGGTAATGAGGCTGGTGAGGTAAACTCTATAACAAAGCTAATAAATGGAATCGGAGAAGTTGCTGCTTTAGGTGGTCAAGTTTATTCCAATGTAAACGCAACACAAGCTCAGTATGAAAGAGTTAAGAACTGTATTGATTCATATTTGAATATGAAGAAGTTCACTGGAGGTCTAGCCGGTGAGCAAAGAAATCAACTAAACTCAGATGAGTATGTTAGGATAGCTGAATCAGAATTCGCTACTTACAGAAACCAACTCCAAACTGCCAAGGAAGCCTTAGACAAAATTATTGCTTTACAGGATGCAATCGCTGAAGAATTCAGACGACGAAATAGAGTTCCTGATGCAGAGCCAAGAATCGCTAATGAGTATGCTTACTTATTCAGTGGAACCAACTATCTTATTGAAGACCCTGAAGAGGAACCAGAAGAACTCATCCGACTAGTATTTGGACCACCACGATCAATTACAGGACAGTATCTTTTGAGCATCGACGGGCTTTACTATGACTCGCAAAGCGACTCAGGAATTGAGCCAGTGCTTCTACAAGTTACAGATAAACAAAAACTAATTAGAGCAGCAGAGAGGTGGAAGTTTAATTTTGATCCAAACATTGGCGGTAAGGGAGATCAAGTTAGCTCTAGAAACTTCTATGAGTGGGTTAACAGTATTTTTGATGAGACAATCATAGACGATAGCCAAACATTGCACGATCATTATAATAGAGACCACTTTCTGAAAACTCTTGAAGGGCAAAAGGAAAAAAGAATTTTAGATATTAATGCTCAAATTAATCAACTCATTGCTAGTGGAGTCTCTGAATCAATTGTAGACAACTTCAAACAAAGCCTCGTGAGTGAGGTATCTTACCACAACGATAAAATCAATCGAAGAAAGAAGCAGATCGAGATTGCCGTAAAAACGCCATCTGTCTTTGGAAAGGGAACTAGCCCAGAACCCGGTAAGGTCCCGATCAATGATTTCTCTTACTTACAAGATTGCAATATCTCTCTAGCTCTTTCTAGGCAACAGAGCTTAATGCTAGATCAAGAAAGCGTTTCTGGGATTGTTTTACCTATTAGAAGTAAGTATGCTGTCTCAAAGACAGCAGAGTTCAACCAGAATGTAGATCATCTGATTGTCCCAGAAGTGGGACTTGGTGGAATCATCACTGATACAAGAAGTGGAGTAACGTCTAGTTCCATTGAGCTAGGAATTAGTGATGTTGTTATCGCAGATAGACTATTTGGAATCTACAACTTCCTAAATAGTAAGACTACAATGCCTAGTAGCACGGAATTCAGCGTATTAAACTGCACGACAACCGATGACTATAACAATGCTCAGTTAGTGGCACCTGATGCTGAGTTTGTATTTGGTAATTCTATTAAATCAACCTTCGGCTTTGGTTATGGACTTGGAAGTGCCTACCTTGAAGGTATTACCAAAAACTTTGGTCCTAACCCATCAGCACTAGGCAGCTACATTAAACTACCAGATAATCCTGAATACCAAGATTGGTTGTATGCAAGATCTGGAGCTACGTTCGATAGCTGGGTCTATGCTCCATATTTGAACACGAGCGGAGGTTGGGGAGAAGGGTTATCTACTTCTAGTCTTTACAGGCTAATCTTGTCTTGCGAGAACACAGGTAGTGTCTCTTCAATAACCAGAAGAGAAGACATCCTCAAAGTCGGATATTCTGACGGATCAGACTTCACCAAAGGCATGATCATGGGCTTCACCAGAGACCGTAGATGGGTTACAGGAGAAGACCCAACCAATGACGGCTCAATTCAAGAAGCTTCAGCAGGAGGCTTTATACTGGCTCCTACGATAGCTTACGATAGCTCTTCAGTGGCCTTCATCTCGAAAGGTAAAGCCTACGGATCTTGTGATGATGATTCTGGTTGGATTGGGATGTTTGTTCCGATGTCAGCTACGACTGAATCCGGCTTTGCCCTATCCTCGTGCGCGGATGAGTTCTGCCATCTTGCTGTTACTTTTGATTACGAGAAAGATCTAGTTAGCCTATACCTAGATTCTGAGCTTCTTGCTGCATCATCTATCTTTGAGGTATTTGGATCAAAGAAATATTCTTCTATCAAATTACCGACGTTCAAGAAGCGCAATAGTTTTGAATACAACACAACTTCTGTAGGAGTTTTAGCTCCTAATTCTCTAAAATCTGGCCCTAGATTGAATGAATTCTTTACACCATGGATTCTGGGAGGAGGTTACACAGATGGTATGGCTCTGAACGGAAACTTCATGGGTGGAGAATATGGAGGAGTGACTAGTGGCTTGAAGGGTTATCTAGGAAGCACAAAATTTTATTCAAAACCTCTAAATAACTCTGAAGTTAATTTTAATTATAAAATTCAAAGCAAACTATACAAGAGAGTTGGAGTGTCACTAACTTCAACAGGAACTGCAACATCACCAGAGGCATGAGATAAGCAATGAATAACTACAATGAATCAGAAGTTATTTTGGGACCAAGAACCTCCAAACCAATTCTTGATTCTGTAAAACAAAAGAATACAAAGAAGAGGTATGGGCTTCAGTTCCCCTTTGTCCGCAATCAGAATGGTTATTTCTCTAAGATGGCTGACAAGGAAGTTGTAAGATCTAATCTGATTCAGCTCATCAAGACAGAGCCTGGGGAACGTGTAATGCTTCCTGAGTTTGGCTGTCCCCTTAGATCATTGCTGTTTGCGCCATTCGATAGGGAAGTTATCTTTGAGATGCGAGAAAGAATCTACAAAGCAGTCTCAACTTACCTCCCAACCGTGAGCATCGTAAGCTTAAAGATCATCCCAGTGGATGAGTATAAATCTAATGGACTTCCAACAATTAAGATCTTTTTAATTTGTAAAATATTAGACCAAGTAGATTCAATTTTTGATGTAAAGGTATCGCTATGAGTTTTTCAGGAACAGTAAATTCAGACTTTCTAAAGTTAGTTAAATTTCCTGAAGATAGGAAAAGTGCTCTTATTGATTTCTCAGGCGATGACTTTGACTCAATTAGACTTAATTTAATTCGCTATATTCAAGCTGTATTCCCTTTAGATTACACAAACTTTGTTGAGTCTGATTTAGGTATGATGCTTGTAGATCTGGTCGCGTATGTGGGCGCGATGACATCTATGAAGGCAGACCTATTAGCTAATGAGAATTTCATTAGAACAGCAAAGAACAGAAATAACGTTAAGAAGCTGCTAGAACTAATTGGAGTTCGTATGAAAGGACCCATTAGTTCTGCTGCAAATGCACTACTAAGCTTTCAAACCTCTCCATACATAGGAGCATCTGACGAGTTAGTCATTCCTTTTAGCAATAGAGTTATCTCTATTACATCACCTGAAGACGGAGCTAGCTTATCATTTACTCTCTATAAAGTAGTAAATGGTGTAGTTGATTTACTTAATTCTGATGCTTCTATTGTTCTTAGAGAGGCCGAAGGGATTGGAGCAGAAAGCGGAAACCCAGGAGTAGTAACTGCTCATGATAATTTGGTTCTTCTTGAAGGAGCCTTAGCGAGAAAGACAGGAACTTTCGGAGCTAACGCTGGAGTTAAGTTAGTTAACTTAGAAGGAAGTCCTGTTGTTGAAGGCTCTGTCCAAGTTTACATTCAAGGATCTCCATCAACGAGCGGAGTTTATAGCCAAGTAGATAACATCTACTTTGCTTCTGGAGCTTCATCTAAAGTTTTCCAAGTAATTTCTGACGATGATTTTAGAGCCACGGTCGTTTTTGGAGACGGCTTAATTGGAATATCACCAGCCCCTGGTGATGAATACACAATTGTTTATCGTGTAGGAGGAGGCTCTAGAGGTAATATCAATGCAGAGATTATAAATGTCCCAACTAACTTAGTTAATATTACACAAGGATATTCTCAAGTTAATGGCACTCTCGAAAACTCAACGAAAGCAACCGGAGGTTCTGATGCTGAAACTGTAGAGCACGCGAAAAGATACGGACCTCTTAGTTTTAGGCGTCAAGATAGAGTCGTAACACTCCACGATTTTATCTCATTTGCAAACAGTTTCATATCCTCTTACGGTTCTATAGGTAAGGCTGTTGCGTCAACTCGAAGAGCCTATTCCTCAGCTAATATTATTGATCTCTATATTCTAGAGAAGGCAAGTGATACTCAACTGAGAAAAGCCACTCCAACATTCAAGAAAGAAATGCTTGATGCTATCGAGCCAAAGAAAATGCTCACTGATGAAGTTATTATTGTTGATGGCTTAATTAGAACCATTGATCTGATTATAACTGCTAGAATAGATAGAGAAATTAAAGCAAATGAAGAAACTATTAAACTGAAGATCCGTGACGCAGTTCTTTCCTACTTCAATGTAGATAACAGATTATTCGGACAAGAAATGAACCCCCAAGAAGTTGCGAGAGAAATTTTCAACATTCCTGAAGTTCGTTATGCAACCGTAGATAACTTCCCTGAAACAGTTAAAGTCGATTTCAATGAGATCATACAACTGAACAACTTAACGATTAACTTAGTGAGAGTCTAATGAGCTACAATAGGTTCAACTTAAACAAGAGAAAATTTCATAAGAGAAATTTCTCAGATGTAATTGAAGTCCTTATCCCTGATATCTACATCCAAAGTGATATCGAGGTTTCCGGGGACGTAGTTGATCCTAATCTAACTGTTATCAATAGCCACATAGATATAGCAAGTAATATAACAAAT